AAAAATATCTACCCCAGAAGATGTTGGTTTTGATAGATTTTATGCAACTATAAGACAAATAGAACAACTTATTAATCATCAATTTGGTTTTAAAGCAACTGGAAAAGTAGAAAAAGTTTTTAAATGGTTTGATAAAATTACTTGGGATCGTTTATTTTCACAAGCTAAAATTTATACATTTTTAAGACAACTAGATAAATTAGTAAAACCAGGAGATACTAAATCTGTTGTTTATAATAAAGCTAAAATAGCAGCACAATTTACTAATGATGCATTTGGTGGTCAAGACTGGGTAGCAATTACACAAAAAATAACAAATCCAATATTTAAAAAATTAGCACAAACTTTATTTGCTCCTGGCTCTAGAGGATATATGCAATTGTTACTGTTTGCTCCAGACTGGACTATATCTAATATTAGAATTATAGCTAAATCATTACCTGCATTTGAATCTGATCCTATAACTAGAAGTATGTATCAAGCATACTTTGCAAAAGCTGCATTAATGTACGGAACTATTGGTACAGCACTCAATTATATATTTAGTGGACATTCTCAATTAGAAAATAAAGATCCTACAAGAATAGATTTAGGTGATGGTCAAGTTCTTACATTTAGTAAACAATTAATGGAACCGTTTCATTGGATTACTGATCCACAAAATACTGCTCTTAAAAAAATAGGTTCTGTACCTAGAGCAATTATTGAAATATTAACTAATAAAGAATATTTAACTACCAAATGGAGTCCTAATTTAACTACTAAAGATGATACAGCTATTGAAAAAGCTATAAAAATAGGTGGCAAAGCAGGTGAAAAATTCTTACCTATTTGGTTACTTAGCTCAGTACGCACAATATCTGATAGATATGAACAAGAAGGTATTAGTCCAGACTTGGCTTCTGATGTTGCTTTAAATTTTGTATTAGGACAATTAGGTCATCCAAGATATAAAGGGCCTAGAACCAGTCAATATAAACTTGCAGGTCTAACTAGATCTCCATATGAAACATTATTTTAATGAAAGTATTTGTCTTATTTTTACAAATTTGTTCTAATGTAGCAGGTATTTGTTCTGATTATTATACAGATCATAAAGAGTTAAAATCATATAAAGATTGCGTATTATATGGTCTTAATAGATCTAATTTTGTAGTTAAAGAATTAGACAGCAAAACTATGGATAATGAACGTACTATTATCAAATTCCATTGTTTAGAACAAGAATCTAAAAAAGTATAGCTTTTTGAAAAGAATACTAGTATAAATTGTATCATGAACAAATCAGTATTAATTATATCTGACACTCATATACCTTATCATCATAAAGATTTAATACCTTTTTTAAAAGATTTAAAACAAATTATTAAACCTGATAGAGTTATTCATATTGGTGATGAATTAGATAAACACGCTATGTCTTTTCATGATAGCGATCCAGATTTACCTAGTGCTGGAGATGAATTAAAAATTTCTTTACCTATTATAAAAGAATTAGAAACTATATTTCCTGTTGTTGACTTATTAGATTCTAATCATGGTAGTTTAGTTTATCGAAGATCTTTAAAATATGGTATACCTAAAGCTTATCTTAAACACTACAATGATTTTTTAAATGTAGGTAAAGGTTGGCAATGGCATGATGATTTAACCATTAAAACTCCTACTGGCCCAGTTTACTTTTGCCATGGTAAAGTTGCAGATGTTCTTAAATTAGCCCAATCTATGGGAATGTCTTGCGTTCAAGGACATTATCACAGTTCATTTAATCTTAAATATTATGGCAATAGTTTAGGTCTATACTTTGGTTTACAAGTTGGCTGCTTAATTGACAAAGACTCACTTGCTTTTAGATATAACAAAACTCAACGTGCTAGACCTTTAATAGGATGTGGTGTTATAATTGATGGATTGCCTAAACTTATACCAATGGTGCTAGATAAACATGGAAGATGGTGCGGAAAAATTTATTCCTAGAGGTATTAGAAATAATAATCCTGGAAATATAAAAAAAAACGATGTTGAGTGGAATGGTCTTGTTTCTAAAGAAGAACAAAACGACAACACTTTTTTTATATTTAAATCTCCAGAATATGGAATAAGAGCATTAACAAAAATATTAATTACTTATCGTAGAACTTATGATTTGTATAACATATGGGGTATTATTAATCGATATGCTCCACCATCTGAAAACAATACTGAAGCTTATAAAGAATTTTTAGTTGATGAAACTAATTATGCTATGCTTCAAACAATTCCATTTACCATAGAAGGATATTTGCCAATTGTTAAAGCAATTATTAAAATGGAAAATGGTGAACAACCTTATAATGATGACACTATTTTAAAAGGTATGTCATTAGCATGGAATTAATTATGAAAAAAAAAGGATTATACGCAAATATAAATGCTCGTAAGAAAAAAAGCATTTCAAGACCTAAATCTAAATCAACTATATCAGCTAAAGCATATAGAAATATGAAAGCTGGTTTTCCTAAACGAGGTAAATAATGGCTAAGACAGCAGCATGGCAACGTAAAGAAGGTAAGGATCCTAAAGGTGGATTAAATCGTAAAGGTATTGCATCTTATAGAAGACAAAACCCTGGCTCTAAATTAAGCATGGCAGTTACTACCAAACCATCTAAACTTAAAGCTGGATCTAAAGCAGCTAAACGCAGAAAATCTTTTTGTGCTAGAATGTCAGGTATGAAAAGAAGATTAACTTCTGCTAAAACAGCTAGAGATCCTAATAGCAGAATTAATAAAGCTTTAAGAAAATGGAATTGTTAAATGTGGTTATCTGCTATAAAATTAGCTTTTGATGCTGCTGGTCATATTTATAAAAATAGACAGCAAACTAAAATGCTTATGTCTGATGCACAAATGCGTCATGCAGAAGCTATGGCAAAAGGTGAAAAAGAATATCAAGGTCAATTGCTTGAAGCAAGACAATCTGACTGGAAAGATGAATTTATTTTAATTTTGCTAAGTTTGCCAATAGGATTATTAGCTTGGGCAGTATTTAGTGATGATCCTGCTATTATGGATAAAATGAAATTATTTTTTCAATATTTTAGTGATCTTCCATTTTGGTATCAAACCATATTTGTAGGAGTAATTGCTAGCGTATATGGTTTAAAAGCAACTGATTTAATTAAAAGAAAATGAAACAAAGACACGATGATATATTACTCAAACACTCTCAAGAAGTATCTCAAGAGAAAAAAAACAAAACTATATTTAAAAATTTTGGCGTTGTGGATGCTTATAATCATGGCACTACAGGGTATAAAATAAAACAAGGTAGTAACAAAGATAAAGTTGTTGCACACATTACTGTTAAAAGCAAAGATATATGAAATGTATCTATAAATTATATATGGGTTTTTGTTGTTTATTAAAAGATTGTAAATGCAAACTAAAACAAACAGTCAAAAACTATTATTAGTTGGACATTGCAATATATGCAATGATAAAATATTTACCAATAGTTCTTTTGTAGTATTAGCTAATAAAAAAAGATATTGTTTTGATTGTTATGAAGAACTTAATAATCCCGTTCTAAAATCATCTCCAAATAGTGTATAGCTTTTAATATATCCTCTTTACCATTTTTATTTTTGTGTCTACAGATATATTTAATTGCATTGCCTTCAGCAAATAACAATTTGTTTTTATTTATAAATGTAGCAGGTTGTATAGCCATGTTTTTATAGTGTGTTCCACCAACTTGTTTTTTTAATATGTTCATAAAAAATATAGGGTTTGTCATTTAAGTTTTATAATAATTCTTTTATTATTACTTGTGTAATACAATATATCATACTGTTCTTGTGTAAATTGATAATAACCAATTAACATTAAATTTTTAATTTTATCAGTTACATATTGAGGATCATAACCAGCAAGTGATACTATATAACAAAAGTCTTCTGACATTGTGGTAAGCCACTCAATTGCTTCTTGTTTGTGCTTTAAATATTTTTTATCTAAACCTTTATAAGAAGCATCTTCTATTGCTTGAATTATAATAGAACAAAATAATCTTTTTTCTTTATCAATTTTATTCGATAAGTTTTGTAGCGTCTTTACAAATGACTTCATAAGTTGTTCTATATTTGCCACTTGCATCAGAACGCCACTTTAAATCTGATGTTTTTAATTTGTTAAATTTTTCCATCGCTTCTTTTTCGTTTTTTGCATCTATTTCTATAGTTCCCATCATAGTTGTATAATGTTTAAATAGATAGATCATATTTTATTATTTCTACGACTAGCTTCTAAAGTTCTCCATACATCTATAATTAATTGTTCTTTAGCTCTTTTATTTTCCATTGCACCTACTTTTTCAGCTAAAGCAGCTTTCTCTTCTATATGTTGTTTATATACATCAGAAGCATAAAATCTTTGTTCTTTTAATGATATTGAATTATCAGTATCATTATTTATAATATTTAAAGCTTTATCT